CTCACCAGTTAATATGGGGAAGTATTATAAATTTGTGCGAGATCCAATCAAAACAATGAGCAATGATTTGGTTTCCACACAATTTATCGGCCGCACAGGTGTAGAACATGTTAGAGCAGTGGGCATGTGCGAGTTGGCATTAAATGTAGGGGTACCAGTGTTACAAGAGTATGCGTTAGCCTTGTTAAGAAATTCACCTGGACCGACACCTCAGTTCTCCTTCCAGAGTTCGCTTTATCTTCGCGCAAGACGAGAAGTTAGAGATCTCTCTGAAGTTGAACCTACAATTATCTCAATAGAAACAAGATTATCATTTGAAAAATGTTTTCAAATCAGTGTGGCAAGACAATTGAGTATGGAGTCCCAGCTTCGAAAGTGGAAGCTTTTATTTCAACCTCCTACCAACGCTTTCCGGTCTTACAACCACCGTTGGGAGATAGATCGCCCTGTTTCGGAATTTTATTGAGCTCATTGGGGATAGTAGTCCAAATGACAACGATGACTACTAGATTGAACAAGACTTTGGTTCGAAATACGCCAAAGAGGAAGAATGTTAGAATTTCAATTTCACGACCTAAATCCAGACCTGTTTCCAAAGGTCCAAGGAGACCAAAACGAAGAAGACAACCTAGAAGCTTGCCCATTCACTCAATGTCGGAATGTGCAATGCAATACGCTAACGCCTTAGCTGATCCATTTTGCGGGCCCTTAGCTTGTATACCTAGTTTCCCTGCCATATCTACTCGAAAGTTTAGAACTTTTGTGCGAGGAAGCTTTTCTTCTAGTACCACCTCCAGCGTTGGCTGGGTGTGTGGTGATCCGATATCCATGTGCTGTAATGACAATGGCTTAGCATGTGTGACTTCTTCCCCAACTTATACGGGAACTACCATCGAACTCCATGTCGGAACGACTGGAGTTGTGAATTTTGTATCCAATAGCGACTACGGTGCTGTTGAATTTGCTCCTGCCGGTGCTAACGGTGGGGGAAATGTTCGAGTTGTTTCGGCCGGACTCCGCATTCAATATGCGGGTACTTTATTAAATGTTGGAGGCACTGTTTACATGTTACAAGAGCCCAACCACGATTCGTTACAAAATTACACTGTTGCTGATTTCGGTGGATACAATGAGTGCGTTAAGGACGTTCTCCGACCTGGCGAGTGGTATACGTTATATTACAAACCAGTCACCAATGCTGAATTAACAGTTTTCGAG